ATTCGAAGCATTCACAATTCGATCTCCACGTAATGCTTCTTATCCGTGCGAGCAATGTGGTAAGAAGTACCTGAAATGCTCTCATTGTTCCAGTTAACACCACGGGTGTCAGATGTGCCACTATCAGCGACACGAACCTTGTTGCCCCCGACGCCATAGATGAAATTCATCTCAGCTTCGCTGTAAGCGGTCGCTTCTTCTGAGTAAACGGCCGCAGATCCCAGCGGGAAGCCACCTGAAGTAGCCGTTGCATTCTGCAATGTCAAAGGCACTTCCAAAGTGGCGGGAGCAATCGACCCACCGGCATCGAACACCAGAGTTTGCAGAGCTGGTACAACGACATATCCTTCGAGCGATCTTTCTATGATCAGGGTACCTGGAACGATGTTCACAATGAGTCCTTGCCCAGGAACAACTCCCAAGTTTACAAGCTGATCATACGACATATCCTCAGTGTAAAGGGTGATCTGCTCGGGCCTAACATCAACGCCACCACTCGTGACATCTTTGCGTCGGCCGATGAAGAATGTAGGCGGTTCAACCCATACGGTCCCGTTCAAAAGATCTTCGATACGGATAAACTCAGGAATGTCTATGACTTGATCAGGCGCCGGGTAGGTGTCTGATCCAACGGAAAAGGTGCGGATGTACACGCGCGGAACAGCATACATAAGAGCAATGCGCGCATTGTCACCAACACGGCCCCAGACGTTGAAAGCACCTTGGCCGGCGTTGACTCCAATATGAAGTCTCCCACCAGAGTAGCGATCGTCAGTAAGATCCGCAACCCTCTTCGGCGTGAGCAACGAATTGTAGACAGAAGTCCATGGAGTCGTCACTACTGCGGTAGTAATGGTTGTCTTCATAGAGATGGCAGATGAGCATCCGAGTGATGGATCATCCTGCGATTGCACCATATTCTTGAGCAGTGGGGTTTCACTGTTGTCAGCACGATAAGTGATGTACCCACTAACATCTCCAGTCATAATGTATGTGAACGAAGCACGATACAATCTCGCCAATGCAGAGAATCTAGCGATGGTTGACTGTTTAGCGGCTCCTAGAATCAGTGAAGGTTCTTGTTCAGGTGACAGCAATGCGGCTACTGGCAGCGTGGTCTCAGAAAAATCGTCACCGAAAGCGCGACCTACAAGGATTGGGACGCCACGTTTCATGAGTTCTGTGGTGTTCCGTGTTGGTAGCGATGCTTCACCGACTGCTGTTGCGGGCGCTCCACTAAGAGGCGCCAATTCCACACCAGGTCCGATATCCTCCACTGTATTTAACACGTTAGGCGCTTCTTCTGCCATCATCTCTGGGACGTTGCTTTCAAAAACGGCAGGTTGAACGCTATCGTTATTGATCCCGTATGTTTCCAAGCGGAAGTCATCTCCACCACCTACGTACAAATTGATGTACGCTGTATCAGAAGCAGAAGGCATACTGCGCAACTCTCCGATTACAACCAGATACCACCGGCCTAACGATCTATCTTTTGTCAACGCACCATTCGGAACTAACATTCTGTTGTTGTTAGCCCGATAGGGTATGTTAAAAGAAAAATTGTCATTCGCAGCATCGACAGCAATAATGCTCCCGTACTGGGCCATGATGTCAGATAAGTTGGCAGGAATTTCTATTCCGCCGTAATCAATCATGAATCCGAGACGCCCGGCCATTGGCCCGTTGACGGCGCAGTCGAGTCCTATCTCGATACTGCCGCTCCAGTACTTAAACCAGGCAGACATATATGTCAATAGGGACACATCGTAAGTGTTTCCACGCACTGCTTTGAGCAACTCTGGACACGGAGTGATCTCACCCGTGGCAAGCACAGTTCCAGCAGATTGAGACGTATCCCATTCGACAGTCTGAAACCATGACTTTTTACGCGTCAGATTTTCGACAGTCATTTCATCCATAGCGCACCCGAGATCCTCAGCAATGGGAGGTCTAATGCCTCCTGGGTTCATGTCCAAATGTTGGCCGAACGTGATGTTCGAGGCATTGCCAATGTAGACACTACGCTGAATAACAGGCTGCGGAGCTATACCAATATTTGGCAGGTCCAGCTCACCGGCTGTCGCACTTGCCGCAATGGATGTTGAAACACCGCCTTCGTCGCCCTTGACAGATAGCGTACTATCTACCACTTTCTCAATGTTGGTGTTCTTTGTGACGGAAATGGTTTGTCCCATTTCAACCACATTTTCCTCATCTGCTTCTTTCATCTCACGCGCATCGAAGCGAGCAAGCATGTCACGTCCGCGCCCTCTACTTAGAGTGTTGCGAACCTGATTGCTAAGAATGACAGGGTTGCCACTGGTTGCAGCATTATCTGCCACCTTCAGAATACGGAACTTAGGCTCCACAAAAGACACAAACACTGAGTAATTCAGACTTGACAGACTCTCAGGTCCTGCCAACAATGGATTCCACACCGCCAGGCGAAGGCCGCCAATGTCCATATCACCGTCAGTTTCAAGCCAGCGTTGGATATTGACATAGTCTATCTCCAAAGTTTGTGAATTAGCGACATTTGCATTGAGAAACGCGTGTTGCAAGACGGATTGAGTGGCGCGAGACTGCGCGTGCAAATCATCAATCTCAGTATCCGGGGTCAGGGGTACCCAATACATAATGAGTTTACCGTTATAGAAGGGATTGCCTTGGACCTTAACAGTAACCCGCAACTTTCCGTGGTAGTAAACGAACTTATCAAAAGCAGACTTGTTTTGGCCTGTGACAGCATCGCGTGGAAAACGGTAAGCCTCTAGAGTCGATGATTCTCCGTCATTAACATCCCAGGACCCAACTTTCAAAAATTGCGTACGACTTGCGATGGTCGAATACGTGAGTTCGAGCTCTGTATTGGCAGCATCAGTTCCCGGTTGCACAGCCGCGGGGATGCGACTTCCAGAATGAATTGGTGTTGGAGCAACTTCATCGGTGAGAATACCGCTGTTGCTGTCCATTTCAGCCACATTCTCTTCGATGTCAGGTGATCTGGCATACACATTATCATCGCAGTACGAGAACGTGTCATCATTCCACCGTGCCAAAAGGCCGGCGTATGTTGGAAGATTAGGAGGTTGGCCGAACGTAAGGAGTGTCTTCAAGAGAGAATCTCTGAGAGTATTGAATCTCTCAGGTCCAGATGTGAAGACGCGTTGTAACGCAGATTGAGCACTAGCAAGGTGTGCTTCATGTTCAGAGACATTACGGACGCGCACGTGGGATAGCTTTGCCAAGTTTTGGTCAATAGCAGTCCATCGCACGCCTGGCAAACAGCCTGTATTACAAGGTCGTGTCCCAATGAAAACTAATTCATCGAGAGGCCTATCGACAGAATCCGTGTCGCCTTTGATCGCAGGAGTGTATGTGATATTCGCTTCCTTGAAGATCTGCTGCTGCGCGAGAAAAGTGTACCAAGGCCTGACAATCGACGCTTTCGCCTTGATGTTATCATCGCCAACAACTAGTAGACCAACATGGTCAGAAAACCGCTCGGGCCCCATGAGCTGCGTAGGTACGCGATCGCTCTCAGCTGCACGCTTCATGATACTAGCATACACAGTGCGGGACCATACTCTGTTAGCATGGTTGTTAAGCTGTAAAGTGAGCCAGTTTCCATCAGGCTGCGCGGCGAAGCATTGGAAGACGGACCCCCCAATAGTCTCGTAATTGAAAATGATAGCGTGTAGGAGGCAGTCACGTACGATATGGTCAACGGGGTCGCAACCTTTGTAGAAAGCGCGAGCCGTGTTCCCGAAATCAACGCACACGTCAATGGCACAGAGTCTTGATGAGAACTTCTTGAAGTCACCATCATCGCCCTTAGAACCAACTTGCTCTATTCGGCTCATCATTTCATCATAATCACGGCTGTAGGGGTCAGCCCCGACAGCAGTTTCAAGGTACTTCCAGTGGTGATTCATATGCGAAACAAGGGCTCCGAAGTACTTCTTAAGGAGAAAGTTGAGTTCGATTGGCGCCGCTGTGACATGTCTTGTATCTCCAGAGAGTATCTTTGAAGGTGAACGAAGTTCACTCTTAAGAAACGTAGCCCAAATGAAAACAGGCACGATGCCTCGTCGCATCTTAGCTTCAGCGACTGCAAGCCTCTTCCTCAATGGATCAGAGTCAATAACCCACTTGGGCCGTTCTTTGCCCTCTATGGATTTGAACAGGTGGGACTTGTTCGGTGGAGACTCTAGCGTGCGTTCCAATATCGACGGGTATCCCTCTGAGGTGTTCATGGTCATCTTGATAACACGGTCAAACCGCAGCTTCTCAGGATCCCCATTGATAACTTCATCATCAGTTAGTAGCCCGCGGCACCGCGTTGGCAAATCGACGATGGTCGCGGCCACACATGCCGCGGCCCGTTCGCGATAATCAACATCAGGAAACGCAGTTCGAGTATCTCCATTCTTCCCGCTAGCTTTCAGGTATAAGCCGTATTTGTCGAAGGGCTGGGCCAGTCTGGGGTCGTCATCGCTCATCACAGAAGGTTCGTAAGTTGCCTTCTTGACGAGGACCGAGTCGGGAATAACAAAACGAGATTTGGTATAATCACTTTTCGAGTTTGGCGGGCGTCGCCATCCCATAGCACCAATGCCGACAAACGCTCCATCGGGAATGTACTGTGCCCGGCGGTCAGTGTCGACTAAGCCAGAATCACGCGGGTCCTCACTACAGACCTCCGAAACATTGAGCTCTTGCCGCTTCTGATCGCGCATAGCAACAACAAGTTCCCTGGTGACGATCTCCCCGGCACCAGACCAGTCGCTAGAAAACGACCAGCTCCGGTTCCGTGCAATGTGGCGTGCGTGGATGCAGGCAGACTCAGATCCGTTCCCACTCACGATTAAAGCACCACAAGCGCCACTCCAGAGTTGTTTGTAGATGGCTCTATCATCGACAAAGACATCTTTGTCTTGTGAACCTGTCGTAGAACTACTGTAACAAATGCTACTCAAATTCTTCTCAGCGGTTCCCACATCAACAACTTTGACAACAACCTCGTCATCAACGAGCTGCGGCACGATAGCCCAGCAATTAGGAATTGCCGTGTCATTGTGAGCTGCGCTCCTGGCATAGAAATTTGTCATGTCAGGGGCAAGGGTAACGCCCGCTGTGTGTTGTGGCAATTCGTACTGGCATTGCTCACGATCAGCGTAACGGTCACCGACTTGCATACGGCTGAAGATCAGGCGTTCTGACTCAAAGGCGAATGTTATCGGGTCGCGTCCTTGGAAGTAGACGACAAATGGCGTACCTTCAACCATTAGACCTCGTCCTCCATCTTCGGTGTCAACTTTGAAGAAGTGCGCTATTGTGGAAATGGTCCGGCCCCCAACAGATTGAAAGGCTAGAGTAAAATTCCCACGGCGCAAGACACCCATAGACTTAATGAGCTTAGTTTGGATACCCATATCCCACTCTTTGAAGGGCTTGGTGAGGCCTCCACGTGGTTCATTGGGCCCACCCTTGAGAAAAGTAACCCGATGGAGTCTAGCACCATACTCTTTTGCATTAGCCTGCTTGTAACCCCCGCCCTTAACGCGCCATGCGTTATGTGGTCGGTGGTCCTTAGAGTGTTTAGCTTTGACGCGTGTCCTCCGGTTCCCACGAGTGGTCTCGCGAGGATCAAATGATTCGGAATGATTAGTTGACTTGGTGAGCTGAGCAACAGCAGCCGAAACGCCCAAAGTTACGGCAAGCACGCCAGCCCATGTCTTCCAAGACACACCAGCAAGCTCCTCAAAAACGTCAAATGCCATCTCTGAGACGGCCTCTTTAATCGTTCTCTTGCGAGCTCCTGCAAGTTCAGTAATCTTGTTGATGATGGCTTCTTTGAGAGCCCCGTGTTCAAATGGTTTTCCAGATTCAACGTTTGCCATCATGACTGTTCCAACAACAGCTCTATGGTGTTCGGTCCAGCTTTTGACGGGATCAGCAGACCATTCCTCCATTATGGTGGTCGCGGTGGCAATGATCTCGTCAGAATCTTTCAGATCGTCAATGGCATCGAGCATGCTAGGTATGTCTGCAAAATTAAGCGTTGTATTACGCACCTTAACATGATTGTGTTCGGCAAGCATCTTCGCAACAAGTGAAACTGGTGGACCCTCATCCACGCCTTTCATCTCGGGTACGCTTTGCGTCCTAGCAGCAGCGCGCAACTCGACGCCCGCTGTGCGTAGGGCTTTACGCTCGGCGGCCCTTTTGTTGCGCCTCTTTAACCGTCCAGCAGATTGCTTTATAGGCTTAGGTAACAACGGCCCAGGGATAACACCTGCGTAAGTAACGGGCTTTGGAGCAGTAGCTTGCGGAGCGTCGGGTCTATAATCGTCCTCCACGCCTGAATCAGTCGCAGATGATTCAGTGTCGAGCAAGTTGGCCCACTCTTCGCCCTCAGTAATGCGCTGGTCGAATCCTTCATCTTCCAGTGCAGCTCCCCAGTCTTTGACAACGTCATTGTCCTCGGGAGCATACTTGGCACGATTCCGATCCTTGCTCTGTTCGAGGGAATCAAAACCACGCTTGCTAGCAGCGATCTTAACCCCAAGCATGGCGACGAGAGTGGCGAAGCTAACACGCTTTTTCACTCGTCTACCATCAACAATAGTGTCAACCGTGAGTATGAGGTGGCGGAAATTGTCACGGAACTCGTTCGATTTCTTAAGGAGCTTGGCAACATCTACAGAACCTTTGGAATCAGTGAAATCTTGCCTTACTTCTACACGTACCGCAATACCGTTCTTGCCCCTAACGCGGTTCCAAAACGCAGAACTATTATTAATCTCAGGAATCTTGCGATCCATTGTGAGATTAGAAGTGCATATAGTCAAGCTATTGGTAGCGTATGTCTCTTTGTCATCTAACCTAGGCATGTTAATAGCAAAAGGTGCGCCACTTTGCAACTTGATAATCTGGGCGTACTCGTCGCTATTCTTTTCAGTGCCAACATCATCCCACAGGATGGCGAACTGATGTTTGTAGGCGGACCAGAACGCAGCTGTCGTAGGGACTGAAAACATTAGCCTTGCGTTGGGGGTTGACGGAGCGAGGCAAGCACAGATTGCACCTGCTAGCTCGCTTTTACCACCTCCTGAAGGGCCATGCATCCAAAGCATCGGGGGGCTGGCTCTAGGAAGAGACCCATTGCCAGGTGTGCCGGCGCGTGAAGCAAGCTCTTCAAGAGCGGTGGCCTGCCCTGTTATGAATCTGAACGAAGGTGAACCTCTTTCGTACTCATGCAATTCAGCTTGGGACATAGTCATTAGGCTTTGGTAACACCTGTTGACTTCATCACCAAACGATAGGTCATGGATGAGCCGTGCATCTTTCATCGACCGCGCACGCAGATCAATAGCACAATTAATCTCATTCATGATGGCTGGCGACACAATGAGGTGACTGCTCATACCGCAGCGATTCACGAGAACCTCTTGAATAGCAACTGGCATAGCACGCAGCACCCAATCTACAGCACGAGACATGGTGCAAAAGCCTCTTTCAACTTTCGGTAAAGCTGTGATAACTTTTGCTAGAGAACTAGGCGTCATCTCGTCGCCGCCCAGGGCTTGAAGGGCGGAGCACATGATGACAGCTAAAACAGACTCAGCACCTAACTCATCGGACCCCTGTGGTTCATTCCACTCGTCGTCGCTATCGGATTGGGCAGAATCAGAGTCGCCATCCAAGAACTTGTCTTGACGGATGAGCGATTTAATTCCTTCCAACACGGTTTTGACGTGGGATCCTATTGCGTTAAGGCCTTCCATTGGAAGCAGTGCGAACATGTCGAGCCAACTACTCAGTGTAGTGACAAGAGTCATGACGGCACTCTTGAGAATACTTCCAGCTGCGTCGAGCGCACTAACGACCCAAGCAACAAGTAGGGTCGATAGTGCGAGGAGCAAAATCTTCCCTGCGTACTGGGCAGCTGGCAACGCGGGTCGAAGCTTCTGCTTGAGCTGGTCGGCGATGCTGGTAACGCTCGCCGCCAAACGTTCTTGATTGCTGTCAAAGTTGTTGGCAGCAGTGGCAAGAGAAGCAAAGGCGTTGTTAGCATTATCAGGCACGGAAAATAGGCCCCCTTCGCAGTGGTTGTACTCAGTAAGCATTCTGTGCAAGAATGCAGGGCTGGGTAAGATAGGGTTTGAAGCACCGGTCTTGTAGTTCGCTAGGAACAGTAAAAGGTCGGATTCAAGATCCCCACTAAACGAAGATGGTGACACAACCAGTGGTTGGCGTGCACCTAAAGGCTTACGATTATTAGACATGGTCCGTCTAATAGAACGTATAGACTTACGTGTGGACGTAAGGCTAGACACACAATCATCGCCGCTGTCATCGCCTTCTTCAGGTGATGATTTTTGGCAACAGTTGAACTTATGTCTCAAGTCGCCTTGTTCAGGTGAGAGTTGAGAAATACCAAGTGTGTCCGTTTCAGTGTGAGCGGATTGCCTAACTAGTCCTCCTTCTACAGGAGGCACGTCGATAGACAATACCGAGTGAGACCGGCAGAGCCCACCTTGTTCAGGTGGCTGCCCTATGGTCTCAGCAGATACCCCTTGGTCTGGGGGTAATGCTAACGCTGGCAACGCAGCTCCACACTTCGGTGGATCCACGTAGCCGTGGGTGGTGTGTCGTGCCTCGTAAGAGGGGACCTCACCGGTCTCGCTTGAGATAGTACACTGCGCGCGCGAAAGCGCAGTGACTGCTGCATCCTTGTTCAGGATGCATTGACCTTCCGCTTGGGAAGG